ATGAAACAAGCACCAGCGAATATCCTAATCCAGATCAAAGACTTGCTGTATGTAGTTCTCTTTATAAAAAAAAAAATAAGGAGGAATATTCAATGAGTGATATTGAGAAGATGGGGGAAGCAATTAAAAATTTGACTGATGTTATATCTTCAAAAGAAAAAATAGGAGATAGTTCAACTGCTAAACCAAAGAAACCAGAATCAGAGGCATTTATAGGAACAAGTTCTATGGACGAAGATGATATGGAAAAAGAAGCTAGATCAGAAGATATTTTTGATAATCAAGAAGATGCTAGTGAAAGAGCCAAAGTAATAGGTTGTGTAGGAACACATACACACATGGCTGATGGTAAAAGAGTATTTATGCCTTGTGGTTCTCATAGTTCTTATGAAGAAACTATAAGCAAAGGTTATGGCAATCAAGATGATGATGATAAAGGTCATTATGACGAAGAAGATAAATATGGAAAAAAACCAAAGAAAAGAAAAAAACCTATGAAAAGTGTTTGCGTATGTGATGATAATGGTAGTTGTCAATGCGATTCAGAAATTAAAAAATTAGTATTTGAATCAGAAGTTAAAGCAGATGCTAAAGGAATATTTACTGGTTATGGTTCTATATTTGGTAATGAAGATCAAGGAAACGATATCGTTAAAAAAGGTGCGTTTGCTAAATCATTAACACAAAGACCACCAAGTAAAGTAAAAATGTTATACCAACATAAAACTGATGAACCTATCGGAGTGTTCACAGATATTTATGAAGATAATAAAGGTTTATTTGTAAAAGGACAACTAGCTATGGGAACTCAAAAAGGTCGTGAAGCATACGAACTTTTAAAAATGGGTGCATTAGATGGTATGTCAATAGGATTTAAAGCTGACCCTGACAAACAAGCATACAACGAAAATAAGAGAGGAGTAAGAACTCTTAAAGAAGTTGATCTTATGGAAATATCATTAGTGACTTTCCCTATGAACGAAAGTGCATTAATAGAAACTGTCAAAGGTAATGCTAAAAATATTCGAGAGTGGGAAAAAATCTTGCGAGATGCAGGAGGACTTTCTCGGACAGAGGCTAAGATCGGTGCGAAAGCATTATCTGAATCTTTAAACCAGCGAGATGCTGAAGACAAACAATCGTTAGCAGATTTAATTCTCAAAGTTGCTAACAAACTTAAACAATAATAAGAGGAAACAATTATGGATAATAATGAAGTAAAATCTGCTATTGAAACTCTTGGTCAAACTTTTGAATCTTTCAAAAAAACAAATGATGAAAGATTAAAGCAAGTTGAAGCAAAAGGTACTGCTGACCCGATCACTGAAGAAAAGTTATCAAAAATCGAAGCTGATTTAGATAAGTTTGCTGATCTGGAAAAAGGTATCAAAGCTAATGCTGATGCGACAAAAGATAGCCAAGAAGCAATGGCTAGATTAGAAACTATTATATCAAGACCTGATTTTGGCAAAGGTTCCCCAGTGGAATCTAAAGCACAAAAAGTTTTTGATACATGGTTAAGAAAAGGCAAAGATGTGATGAGTCCAGAAGAAGTTAAAGTTCTTACTGTGGCTAATGACAATACTGCTGGTTATCTTGCTCCACCTGAATATGTGAGAGAAATAATCAAAGGGATTGTTGAAATCTCGCCTGTAAGATCGCTTGCAAGAGTTAGATCAACAACAAACAGAAGCATTCAAGTTCCTAAAAGAACTGGAGAGTTTGCGGCGCAATGGGTTGCAGAACAAGGTGCTAGAACAGAAACTACTGGATATTCAGTTGGCTTGGAAGAAATTCCTGCACATGAATATTACGCAATGGTAGATATTTCTGAGCAAGAACTTGAAGATAGTGTTTTCAATTTAGAAGCTGAAATGAACGCAGAGTTCGTTGAACAGTTTGCTAAAGCAGAGGGTGCGGCTTTTGTTAATGGTAATGGAGTTGGCAAACCTCAAGGTTTACTACAAAACGCAAATGTAAATAATGTTGCGAAAGGTGGTGCAGCCCTTGATGCTGATTCTTTAATCGGTGCAGCACACAATGTTAAAGCTGAATACACAAGAAATGGTACATTCTTAATGAATAGATCAACTGTTTCTGCTGTAAGAAAGCTGAAAGATGGTGCTAATCAGTATGTATTCCAACCTGGATTATACCAAATGGGAGTAGGTTCAAACATTTTGGGACACCCAATTGTTGAAGCGACTGATATGCCAGATGTTGCAGGTGGTGCTAAACCAGTTCTATTCGGTGACTTTAGAAGAGGATATATGATAGTTGATAGAATTAATTTATCAATTATGAGAGATCCATTCACACAAGCATCAAGTGGAAATGTTAGATACCTAGCAAGAAGAAGAGTTGGTGGTCAAGTAATATTGCCAGAAGCTCTTACAACAATCACAACTTAATAATAGGGAGGATATAGAAAATGTTTGATTTAAAAAGTAATATTAAATTAGAAACTTCGTTGGCTCCTATTTCAAAAACTGCTGATGTAAATGGAACTGGTATAGACCTTAAAGGTTTCAGTTCTGCGGCAGTAATTGTTAATTGTGGAACAGCTGAAGATACTTTCAGTTCAACTGTAAAAACAAATCTTCAAATAGAGCATTCTGATGATAACGCAACATACACAGATGTGACAGCTAATACAGATGTCACTGGTGGAACTGTTGATTCTTCAGGAACTTTTATGACGATTGACGCAAACAGTGAAATGGGTAAAACTTATGGTATAGGATATGTTGGAGGCAAAAGATATATAAGATTCGTTCTTGATATAGTCGGAACGCACTCTAATGGTTCTATCTATGGGGCAGTAGTTGCTAAAGGAACACCAAGAAGTGGTCCAGTGACTTCTGATGCAAACGCATAATAAAATTAATCTACATTAGTAGATTATATTGTAGGGGGAGGAAAGCGAGAGTGGAACTTCCCCTGCTCTTACAAAATTTATAAGGAGGAAATAGTTATGAAAATAAAAATGAAAGAATCTATTAAAGCAAGTGCTGATGCAGAGGGTTCAACTACAATGATATATGAAGCTGGTCAAGAATATGATATGACTACTAAAATGAATATTGCTACTATATTATTGAATGGCGGACAGGCAGAAAAAGCTATTGCTAAAACTGAAAAAAAAGTAATTACAAAAGTAGAAAAAAAAACTAAAAATATTGTAAAAAAAATATTTGGTAAGAAAAAGAAATAAGGATTTATAATGAGTGGATTAAAAGTACACACAGCTTGGACTACTTCAGCAGTAGCTACATCAGAACAAAAATCTTTTATGAGAGTAGATTTTAATGATGATGATACATTAATTGGCGAACTTATTAAAGTTGCACAAAATAATGTAGAAGAATATACAGGTAGAGCAATCACTCAACAAACCTTACAACTTTTTTTAGATAGATTACCATATTACATAGATGAAAAGTTAAGGGAGGGTGTTTATACTGCACCTGATATTAATTATAGTGCCGATTATATAGTTCTCCCTAAACCACCAGTCGCTAGTATTACACATGTAAAATATTATGCTAATGATAATACTGCTTCAACTTTTGCGGCAAGTAATTATTTTTCTGATGTAGATTCTACTTCGGCAAGAGTAGTTTTAAAAAATGGAGTTAGTTGGCCAACTTTGACAGAATTGAGGCAAGGTAATGCTTATGAAGTTCAATATGTTGCTGGTTATGGTAATAGTGCTAGTGATGTACCAACACCAATAATTCAAGCTATAAAATTATTAACAACTCACTTATACGAGAATAGAGAATTAGTGACACAAATGAGTGCTAATACTATTCCTTATACAGTAGGTCAATTATTACAACCATATAGAGTTATAAGATTGAATAATATATTAGGAGGATAAATGCCAAGTGTATCTAATATAGGAAAGTTAAGAAATAAAATTACAATACAAAATACAAATTTATCTACTGATAATATGGGTGGCTATACAACAGGAAGATCAACTCATATAACTGCGTTTGCTAAAATGACACCAAAAAGTGGTAAGCAAATATTTACAGATAAAACAGGAAGACAAGTTGAGAATCCTCATACTTACGAATTTTTATTAAGGTATAGAGATGGTATAACTACAACAATGCGTATCTTGTTTGGAACAAGAAGTTTTGATATAATAAAAATAAATGATCAAAATGATTTTAAAAATTATATTACTATCGAAGCTATTGAGAA